CTATTGCAATGGCTCTTTGTCAGGTATATATTCAATTAAATCTTCAATCTTACAATCTAAAACTTTGCAAAAAATATTAAGATGGTCTGGATTCATTGTCCTCACAATTTCATGATAATACTCATTAATTGTTGCTGGTCTTACACCTGTCTTTTTAGCAAAATCAGATTGTGTCCATCTTCTTTCGCCAAGTAATGTTGATAATTTAATTTTTATCATCTCAAATCCCCATTCAAATTTTATCACTTAAGAATTTGAGATGATTCTATATTACGTATTTCGTGTTATTCTAACGAATTACGTAATATTTAATAATTTTTAATTATCAATTCCTTATATTTTTCTTTTCCTTTTTGGGTAGCAATATTGTTATTTCTTTCAGTTTCAATAATGTTATACCCTTTGTATAAATTTCGAATATATTCATCGTCATTATACGATAAAATAAATTTCCCTTTGATGCCATCTAAAGTTTCTTTTAATCTTAAATGGTCACTTTCTGAAAAAACATTATCATAATATTTTTCAGTTTTATGATATGGCGGATCTAAGTAAAACAATGCATCGTTTCTATCGTAAACTTTAATTAAGTTTTGAAAATCTTTATTTTCAATAACAACTTTTTTTAACCTATTTGTCACTTTTTCCAATTCTTTGATACTCAGATTATTAGGTCGCGTTGCAAAGGTTCTTCTACTTGCAGAAAAGCTTGATTTTATTAAAAATAAATATCTGGATGCTCGTTGAATTTCAGTTAATCCAGATATATTTGAATCAAGCATATCATTAAATATTTCTCTTGACTGTATGGTCCAACTATATTCTTCTTCAATGGCCTTTGGATGATATTTCATTGATTTATACAAATTAACTAATTCGCTATTATAATCATTAAATACTTCAAATTTGGCGTGCTGCTCTTTTCCAAACAGTACCCATCCAGCACCACCGAAAACCTCAATATATCTTTCAAAATTATCTGGAAACATTTCAATTATCTGTTTTCTGAGTAATTTTTTTCCACCAATCCACGCTATAAAACTATTCATATACATAATATTCACCTCATTATTTATTTGGGAATTTGAGATGATATTATTTACAATATTTTTTCAGCTACTCTACTTCCGTTACTGTATTAACATCAATCCATACATCATAACCACCTAAATTAATTCGAGCAATCCACATCAAGTTTTTATAATTATGTAATTCTAAAACTTGATAAGTACCATTAATTTTGAAATATGAACCATTTTCCATAACTTGATCACCTGTCGCATTTCCCTTGCTATCAGTTTCTGTAAGCGGTCCAACTGGGATCCCGTTATCTGCCCAAGCAAAATCATTCGGACATAATGCATGACATCGCACTTGCCATAGTTCATGTTGGTACGAAACTTCATCCGCTCTATAAACATTGTTAAACACAATATTTGAGCCAATTTCTAGAATTTGATCTGGTTGAGTTGTTGGAGTGACATTTGATGAATTACCAGTTTTTCTAAAAATAAACTCGGAAATACCACCATCGTAGTATGATTGGTTATATCCTAGGATTTCATCATAATTGTTCTCAGTAATTCCGTTGTAACCATAATTACAATGTATAATATTGTGGCCATCAACGAATATCCCTGTATGCCCTGCACTACCTGCAGAAGCACGTAGGTCACCGTCGGTGAAAGTTTGCAGATTCCTATCTCCGCCGTTCGGCGCCCAGATAAACACATCACCTGCTTTGGCTTCAAAAATGCCATTCCCTGCGTACACTAATTCGAAACCATTTTCTTCTAACAATTTACGTTCTGTGACCGTCGAACCCCAGTATCCTAATGAGTTTATTGCGCCACATCGCACCAATGCAGAGTAAATCATGCCTGAACAGTCACAAGTAGAACTCATTACATCCCGACTACCATTCATGGAATATGTAACTTTACCTTTTCGACTTCTGCATAATGAAATTACATCATTCATATTCATATTATTTTCCCTCCAAAATAAAAGACACAAGCTATTCGCTCGTGTCTGTTTCTTTCCAACCTTGTTTTAATCCATAGACAGCACTTTCAATAAAGTACTTCAGATCATCTTCCGTAATATTGAGTCCTTTTCCTTCCAAATCTTTTGCTAAACGTTTTTTGGCAAGTTCAAATTTTGCAGGGCCATTTTCATTTTGATAAATTTGTTCAACAGCTTTAACTGCAATATTAGCTGACGACTCATACAGCTTAAGTTTTTGTGTCACTCCTTTCTTATCTAGATAAGCCTTAAGTTGACTTACAGCATATGTTGCTACTACCGTCACAACACTTCCTAATGCAGTAATAATTTGTGCTTGTAATTGATCCATTATTCTTTCCTCCTATAAATTTATATAAAAAAATGACACAAGCTATTGTCTTGTGTCATTATCTTTAATTGTCTTATCGAATTCTGTTTCGATTTCTGAATCTGGGAAATACTTATTTGCTTTAGCCTTTATTTCATTATCTAACCATTTTAATAGCCATATTGGAAAGTGATTCCCCCAACCTAAAACATATACATTGGCCATTAATGAATAAAAATTGTGATAAATAAAAGCACAAGTGAACAGCGTGAAAATCACTGAACCTGTGCCAATTAAATAGTCAAATCCATAAGCAATAATGCATATTGCAAAAATCATAAAATCTCTGATCAACGCATCAATTGCATATTCTGAATTTCTTTTTTTTGCCATTTTAGCTAACCTACCACCAACGAGCCACTCAAAAACAAAAACTACAATCAGTATTCCCAAAAGAATACCATGATATATTGTAATTTCTTTACTAATAACCCATTGAGGAATTGTAAGGCTAATTACTCCCCCAATTCCTCCGATAAAAAAACTATGATTGTAAAACATTTTCGTAAATTGTTCAATCAACATATCTTTAATCACTTTCATTTTCCTCACCTTCACTTTTTTAGTTTTCAATCACAGCTTCCTGCAGCTTTTGCTTACAAACTTCTAGAATTGATGTTAGGTCAATTTCAGTTGGCTCTAGTATTAAATTTGCATTCAATGAGTTTCCTTCAACAGCATCATTATCTATAGCGATATTATAGTTAGCGATACTGCCACCATCTCCATAAATCGGTATGATATTTGTAATTCTTAACATATAAATATCCTTTCTTAAATATATTCAATTAACACATTTACGCCAGTCATATTCGCATTACCGGGAAAAGCTTCAACTGTGCAAACTTCATTAGCATTAACCATAACCAATGCGCTTCCCGAAGCGCTATCGTAACCAGAATTTGCACTAGTACCTTCTAACATAAAATCATTAATTCTTGAGCTTAAAAGTTCTCCCCGAGACGTTGACCTTAACTGTAAGAACGTTCGTACTTTCCTCGGGGAAAGAGCATAACCCATAGTGAGCCTAATTAAACCTGCTTTTAAAAACGTAATGTTATTTCCAGATACTGCAACGTATTTCGAATCAGTAATTACTAAATTATTAGTAGGTTGCAGTGTATTAAATGTTCCACCAGATGCAACTTTAGTATCCTGTGTGAATCTAAGTCCAGGTAATCTGACAGCAGCTGAACCACCGACGGTTAAATCACCTATAAATTGATGTTTTGTTCCAGTACCTGCATTATAGAGTAATGCTGGATCTACATTAGGTGAACCATAGGCACCTATATTCCCAAGTTTTTGAGAATCTTTAAATAAAAAGTCTGTTTGAAGAACTTCAGCAATCGGAGTTGCTGTAGTTGTATCTAGAGATTCCCACTTATTGTAAAATGAAATATTACCAGAACTTAATTTACTACCAATATAAATTCGATATTTATTTGTCGTATTCGTTACCTCTACAGAACGAACCTCACCATTGTCAATTAAGATTCCTTTCGTTTCATCAACGTCCATGTAGTAACCAAGGACCGATAGATTATCAACAATAAGATTCCCCCACCCAAGTCCCCAATCTACCCAGTTGCTGCCATCATATCTCTTAACTGGCCATGGCTGGTCACCTGACGAGTTTTGCCATAGTTGACCTTTTTTCGGACTGCTTGGAGTAGTATCAGAGATAATCATTGCATCTAGTCCAGCTAGACCAGTTTCTCCCATTTTAGCAACGGAGTAGGAGGTTGAAGTTGATGTATCTGTATACGTAGTAACTGTTCGTGACCACAAATATGAACCTGCAGGCACTGATGGAATAGTCGTTGTCCATCCCGAAGTTGGCTTAGTAATTCCAGATGTTGAACCAACATATTCAACAACAGGGCTTCCACTAATGCCTTTACCATCGTTTCCTTTCTGAAATATAAGCCCTTGAGGCAGACGGTAATCTTGAACATAAGAAACATTTCCACGGTTATTGAAAAGCTGCAAAGCTACACCAGTAACACCATTGGGAACTAAAATCTTAGCAGTAGTCATAGTCCAAGTATCGTTCGTTGAGATAAGAGTATTAAACTCATGTTCAGTTATATTAGCGCCCTTACCAGTAGTATTGTTCATCCTGTAATCTACCCAAGATGTGCCAAGATAACTATCTGCAATACCCCAAGGAACAGTATTATTATCCATAAATAAAACACGATAAATAATATTCGAAACATTAAGCGGTGTTGTTCCTGGAATACGAACTGGAATATTAAGTTGTATATAGGTACCTGGAGTAACAGGCATAACCTTAGTAACCAATCCATTACTATTTATACCTGGAATACGAACAATATTCGCATCTGGAAAATCAGATTCCGGTGGTAACATAAGATGTGTTGCTGAAGTAGAACCTCGTTTATACCAACCTATAGAATCACTATCAAGAGCACCATACCCAATAAATTTATTATTAAATATCAATTGATTATTGCTTTGAATAGCTTTTAAATCATTTTGATGTGCATACCATACATCAGGCATTTGATCTGGTGTCCCTTGAATAACCATAACCTCACGAAATCTATGACGTTGCGTTATCCTATCGGCGTTAGAAGTTTTCCATGGTATAACTTCCATATATCCTGAAACGGTAGCTGTAAATGTAAATTCTTTCCTAACAAAATCTACGGCTTGTGTTATTCCTAATTGGTTTAATGATCTACTATAATATTGTTTAGCATCTGCTTGAGCGTTACTTCCTGTTGGACTGTCAAATATTCGGCATGTAAATGCCCATGCATCACTAACGTAAGGAATAACTTCAATGTCAAAAGCTATAGTATACTGCAGCCCTTCCGTTACTAATATTCTAGGATTATTTTGATGAGTAACGCTACCCAAATTACTAGGTTCTAAAGATAATATTCTAGAATTAGGTTTATCACTTTTTGGATCATTTAAAGATACAAAACTCTTTATACCATCATTAAGAATCCAAGAATCCCAACCTAAAGCCCATGTCGAATTTTGTAATAGATTGGTATAAATCTTACCATCCTTACCAGCATCCCCAGTAGCGCCTTTTCCACCATCAAGAACCTTATTAACACTAATTACATCGGATAGACTGCCGAGCGTTGCTGTGACGACTATTCTATCCCAATCTGCATTTGTCCATAAAGCCGACGTTAAAGTCCTAGATAAGCCACTTCCTGATAATGTAATTGCTGACTGCGCTACATCTCCGATATACGGCACTGCGCTGAACGTTGGACTACCAGTGATGTTCTGTAATTTAGCTGTTATTGTGACCGTTTGACTAGCTTTAATCACATTATCGCCATCGAAAGCCATAGTTTCTGAATTAGCGCTCAAGTATAGCAACTGAGCTGATGCGCCTGTTGCACCCATTTTTCCAATTGAATAGGCAACAGTTGGCTCACCACTTGTATATTTCAGAGTCGTTCTTGTCCATAAATACTGATTAGCTGCTACCGTTGGTGGGGTTGCTACCCATGTACCAGTTGGCGCCTTAGTTCCACTTGCACCAGCTTGATATACGACTTCTTTATCAGTAATACCAATACCTGCTGAACCAGTTGCGCCCATTAAAGTAGGTGTTACTCTACTTGATTTTTCACCGTCGGTATAAGTTGTTACTTCTTTAGTCCATAGGTATTGTCCCGCAGGCACATCAGGAATAGAAGACTGCCAAGTCGTCGGTGGTGTTGTACCACTTTCTGACTTGGCATAAGACAATTCAGGTTCACCTTTAATCCCACGTCCATCCTCACCATTTTTAACTTTTGTGTAATTGAGTGAAGCTTCACCATTCGTCATATTCGTTGTTGTGCGAGTCCATAACCATTGACCTGCTTCAAGTGTTGGAATCGTAGTTACCCAACCGATATCGGGAGGTGTATCCCCTTGAGTTGAAGTGCAATAATGTGTTTCAACATCAAGAACATAATTAATTTCTTTTTTTAACTTGGCCATTATTGTTGACAAATCATCTAATTTTGATTCTAATTCAACAAAATTGCTGAATTCATACTCATTTCTCGAATCATCGTCATCATTGAATTTTTTGACAACCATTCTTGAAGATACAGTTACGATAGGTTTCATTTTATGGCTCGTAATATATACGTAATCACCTATGTTACCATCGAAACTTCCTTTTGCCGTGTATTCAATTTTTGCATGATCAATCTTTTTCAATTGGGCCAAGCTTTCAGTCCATAGAGTGTCTTGTGTTTTAGCTTGGGATTCGTATTTTCGATTCATATACCCATCAAATTCACCCGAGTTTTTTTCGGGTAAATTAACAAAATATTCTTGATGTGCTTTTACAGAATAAATTCGAGTGTGTGTCTTTGGTGAATAATAAAGCAACTCACCAGTCTTTGTGTCACGTTCTTCATAATACTTTCCAGCGAGCGTAATCTCATTACCATCAACTTCTGCACCAACAGGATTGATACATGTCGCCAATTCACTAATCGAACCTTTCCGAGTCAATTCAGTCAATGAATCATCTTCATCGGTTAATAAAGCGACTGGTTCAGATTCACCTAGTTGCTTGTACACATTCAATACTAATTTTGTAACTGTTGTGCCATCAAATTCAGGTACTAACTCAGCTTCAGCGTTATCAAAACCATTCAAAACATACTGCAACATCTCTGCATTACTTACGTCCGTCGAAGTATATTCGAGTTGTCGGTTCAAATTACTGATTTCATTGATTCCCAAAACAATACCTGTATCATAAAATATTAAATTAAAGTAATACTCAAATGATTTTGCACTGTCGGGCTTAACGATTGGGTTTGCGTCCTCAGCGATAATGTCAATTGTGCCACTGTATAACGACAACGTTCGGACATCATCATTTAATGCATCGCCATCGTCATAGATTGTAAACCAGTATTCTCGACCACTTTTAGTCGCGCACATAACGTATCTACCACGAATCCACTGATCAGACATTGCACTATTCACCAGAATATTTAGGTCTAGCGTTTCTAAGATAGAATCTGTATATTTTCCAATTAAATAATCATCTGTCTCATATGCATCAATTGGATTATACATTCTATCCGTTAGTGTAAAAATCATACAAATTCCGCCCTTCCTGTCAATTTAATTTCTGGTGTTGTTGCAAAGCTACTATATGCTATGTATAAAACGGATTTCCCAGGGGGCGCAGTAATTTTTGTTGAAGCCGGATCTCTTAAATTTAAACCTTGAAGATCATTATAGGTTGCATAGATATTTCTTCCAATTTGACCATATTTCAAAACATCGCCTTTTGAAAACTTATTAGGATCATTTTTCCATGCATCAACATTTAATTTTTTCATTGATAAATATCTCAAGTGTGAACCAGCTACTAATCCATTAACACTTTTGTTTAAAGGTCTACCGTTCCATTGACCAACATAAAATTCAATCCAACCGAGTTCTTTGTCTGCTAAACTCGGAACGTTAAATGGAAAATATGCCCCGTACCAATAAAAAGTGATTTTTCCACCTTCTTTTTTCAAGTCCCAAGGGCCACCACCATTTGCTTGCCTTGAAGTGTACGGATTAGCCGATATCCAATAAGCTGGAGTGAATTCAATTGATTTTTTTGCTGATGTTGGCGCTTCTCCTGTTACCATGTTTACTTTTGCGGTATTCCCATTTTTGTCAACTTTTTCGATAATGTATGACGCAATGAGAGTGCCATCCGTTGCGACAAAATTAAAATTAGTTGCGACCGTTTGTCCCATCTGTGATGTTTCAAACCAACTTCTAGCCCATATATAGAAATTTTTAGCACCTACTACCCCGTTTGAATCTTCAGGAATCACAATCCTTTTACAACCACCAGTAGCGTCTCCTGACGTTCCCATATTGCCTGACAATTCGCCAAGCATTATGCCACTCGAATCGGATGTTGTATTTAAACTCAGAGAACATTTTTTATTCAAATCTTGAGTGTTTTTATTCCATGTTTCCCAATCAGAAAAATTTGTTGTCGATATTAATTGTTCTGACTTCAAATAAGTATGCCCGTCTGCCTCTTCAATATTTCCGAATAGAACTTTAGTTGAACCATCTGAATTTTCAAGACCTAAAAAGCCACAATCAGATTTGAAAGTGGCTTCAAGTGTCAATTGTATTGGTTCCGTTCCTGGATTATCAATTTCGATATAATCTAGTAATTGTCCAGATTCATTTTTATTGCTGACATTGTACGGCTCAACTGAATAAGCAACACCGTCATAAATCTCCCAAGTGATACTTCCTGTGCCTTCAATTCGTAAATCGTTAAAATCAACGTCTCCGGATGGCCGAGCTAAATAATATTTATCCGGTTCATCACCAAAAATTAATTGGCATGGTTCACTAACATTTAATGCCTTTGTTGCTTGACGCCTTTTTTCTAAAATATCTGAAACCATTATAAAATCCATTGGAATGGTAACCAATGTTGATTCAGTTCCTAAAAAATTAACACCTTTTCTATTATTACGATTTTCAGTTCTAGAATTCAGACCAATCTTTAATCCTCTTTCAAGAGAGGTCACGTCTAATATTTGTCCAAATTCAAAGTCATTGAATATCACTGAAAATTTTACATCCATTAATTTAACCTCCCCTTAGATAGAATGGCTTTTCTTATTTCTTGCTCTGTCTGATATTCAGTGATCAATCCACCAACCTCGTTCAAACCAAAATACACACGCATATTTTTTAAATCAGATCCAAATCGTTGCATAATTTTTACCAAGTTGTCTAATCGATCTTCCATTCCAGAAATATCAATATTTATATTCATATTTGATTTAAAATCTTCAGTTCCAATTGACCTTAGATTTTTTACAAAAGTTGAATCTTCTGGAATACCAATACCATCAGCATATCTAGGCACACCTAGTCTGGCCATGAATTGTTTTGTTCGACTCGCTCTCAAGACTTTTGTTCCCACAGGCTCATTTAAAAGTACATTTCTACCTTGTGGAATAAACATTTGACCACTAGGACGAATAATCAATTCTTTCTTAATTGGACCAATCTGGCTTTCATCATTAACAACCATTGGACCACCTGGGTGATAATTTGTTCCTTTAGCGTTACCAGGTATTTTCGTAGTTGCTATTTCAACATAATTTCTAGCAATTACGGTTCCATCTGTAGACTTGAAATTAGTAATTGCACTGTTTGCATTGGTGGTATCTGCATCGATATTGATAGTTTTACCAGTCAAACTATTAATATTTGTTTGTGCAGCTGATACTGGACCACCAGTATTATTATTTGCGTTTAAATTTTTCGCTGGAGGATTGTTCTGCGCCCAGTTATTTAATTCGGCTGTTGCCCCTTCTTTACTTGCTAGAAAATTAGCATTATTACCAAGTAATAATTTTTCTCTTTCTGGCATTCTATCCCAAATTGCCAGATTTTCTCTTGAGCTAAAGATGGCAGCCATTACATTTGAATTATCACCGAGTAATTGCTTGCTTGCAGGTGTCATATTTTCCCAAGAAATTAATGCCTGTTTTGCTTGATCATCATTAAGAATGTAGTTTGCATTATTACCCAATATTAATTTTTCTTGTTCGGGCATTTGATTCCATTTTTCAAGTGTCTCTTGAGAACTGAAAATAGCTGCAAGTACATCTGAGTTATCCCCTACCAACTTTTGAACTTCTGGAGACATACCATTCCATGATAATAATGCTTGTTTTGCCTGTTCATCATTTTGAATATAGCTCGAATTATCGCCGAGAATATTTTTAATTACATCAGGCATTCCACCCCAAATATTCCACATACTCTCAGATGAAAAGATAGTTGAAGCTAAATTAGTATTATCTGCTAAGAGTTGCTTAGTTTCAGGTGGCAAACCATTCCATCGATTTAAACTTTCTTCAGATGAAATAATGGTCGCTAACAAATTAACATTATTTGCAAGAAATTCTTGTTCTTCAACAGGAAATTCATTGTATCGACGCAACGCATCGTCTGAACTCAAAACGGCCGTTAATAGCTTATCGTTTTTAGCGACAAACTCTTTATCAGCTACTTGAAGTTGATTCCAACGATTGAGTCCTTCCTCAGACTCGACAATTTTAATTAAAGCATCCTGATTATTAACAAGTAATTGTTTCTCTTCAGTTGAAATATTGTTATATCGATTCAAAGCATCTTCTGAATTCAAAACTACTTTAAGTAACTTGTCATTTTTAACTAAAAATTCCTTTGTTTCAGCATCCAAATTATTCCAACGATTAATCCCATCTTCTGATTCAATGATTGCTTGGATTGCTTTCCAATTATCGACACCAATTTCTTTTGACAGAATATTGTATTGTTCCCATTTTTTACCATCTGATAAAGTATCAAGGAACGCGATTCTTGCTTCATCACCATCAACTAATAATTTCTTTTCTTCAAGCTTAAGTATTCCCCATTGACCAGATTCCATTATCGTTTGAAGCAGTTCTTCCCTGCCTTCAACTGAAATTTTTCCGGTCTTTGGATCAAGTTTTAAATCTGACCAATTCTTTCCAGCCATCTTTAAGATTTCACCTAAATTTTCGGCTTCTTTAGATGATTCAGAACTACTGGATTTAACTAATTTTGCAACTTCTTCAGTTGTCCAACCGTATTTTTCCCAAGCACCCGACATTTGTTCTAAACTAAAACCTTGTTCAAGAGTCAAATTGGCTAAACCTAAAATCATTGATTCATTATTCTTTTTATTTGCTTTATCTAATTCAGCAAGTTCCTTCTTGTACTCTTTCGTACCTTTTCCATAAATTTCAACTAATTTGGATTTCTGTTTCTCGTAGCTTTCTTGCTCTTTAGTCAAGGCATTATCGACATTTAGTGCTCTATCTTGAAGTTGCTTATTCGATAACTTCGATAAATCATCTTGATAGGCAGCCTCAATCGCAATTCTTTGATTTTTATTAAAGCCGGCAGCTTTTAATTGATCATCTGATAATTGACTATAATTTTCAGCAATATACTGACGTTCCTCATCCGATAAGTTTCGGTTTGCGCTACTTGCATTTGTTAAAATTTGATTAATTTTATCAACAGCAGTTTTAGCCGATGCCACAGTTGCTTCATCTTTTTTAGCTTGTTCAGCGATATAGGCTTCAGCACGTGATTGCGCTTCTTGGCTATATAGACTTTTAGCGGCTTTTTCATCGCGTTCTTGATCTTTTTTAATTGTCTTTTCAATTGACTCGACAATTGCATTATTAGCTTGAACAGCTTTTTCAGCTGAACCTCTAACACCATCTGCATATTCATTTACATAACTCGTCGCTTTTTCGTTTAATTCATGAGATTTAGTGATTACTTTATCTTGTTCTTTAGTAACACTGGTTCCCCACTTAGCACCAGCTAATTGATGTGCTTCATATGCTTTGACACCTGCATAAGTTGCTAATCCAATTGCTGCTACTGCAGTGACTGCAATTGCAGCTGGCCCAGCTATTGCGCCTAAACCTGCTATTAATCCAGTCGATGCACCTGTTCCACCAACGGCAGTAGTCAAGGCGCCAACGCCACTAGCGCCAGCTGATGTCGCAGCTGAGGTTCCTAAACCAGTTAAAGTTGTTGTCAAACCAGCGATAGCCTTTTTCTCAGCAGATTTAGCTGCTAATTTTACTATCCCCGAATTTAAAAGCCCAAAACCAGTTCTTGTTACTCCAACTGCTTTAGTAACAGACCCCAAAACTTTTATTACTGGTCCAGCAGCTGCAGCATAACCAATCCATCTAATGATACTTTGTTGCTGTTCACTATCAAGTTCATTGAATTTAGTAGCTAAATCTCCTAATGCTTCAATAACTGGTCTTGCAGCTTGCATGCCATTTCGCAATGCATCTACAAAAGGACCACCTAAATCGATGGCAGTATCTACAACTTCATTTTTCAACATTTTAAGTTTAGATTCGGTTGTTTCATACCTGGTATTTGCCTCTTTGGTAAGAGCGCTATTTTCATCCCAAGCTTTATTCGACATGTCAACTGCACTCGTCATTGTGTCTGAAGCTAACGCTAACGATTTAAGCATATTAGACTGCCGAACACCTGACATTTCCAATTCATCCAAAACAGCAGTTGCAGATTCACCTTTACCGTCCAATTCACCTAGGCCTTTAATAAAGGCTTGAAGAGCCTCAATCGGTTTTTCTTTCCAGGTAGTCGCAAATTGTTCGCTACTCATACTTGCGATAGAAGCAAGCTTTTCTAACCCTTCTCCACCAGCGTCTACATATCTTTCAAGAGCCGTTAAAGTTTGAGTCATCGCAGTACCACCAGCTTCGGCTTCGATACCTACTGAACTCATTGAAGTTGCTAGACCAAGAATTTCTTGATTCGTTAAACCGGCCAACGTCCCTGCAGAAGCTAACCGATTAGCCATTTCGACTATGTCTGATTCCGTTGTAGCGAAATTATTACCTAGAGCAACAACTGATGATCCAAACTTTTGATACTCCGCACTGGTTAAACCAGTAATGTTAGCAATTTTAGCAATTGCAGATGCTGCATCTTCGGCTGATAAGTTAGTTGATTCACCTAAGTCCAACATAACTTTAGTAAATCCGACAACATCTTGTGTTTTAATCCCTAACTGACCTGCTGCTTCAGCTACTGCAGCAATTTCCGTATGGCTTGATGGTAATTCTTTTGATAAATTACGTAAACCAGCTTCTAAATCTGCATATGAATAAACAACTTGACCATTTGAATTTGTGACCTCATCATTTGTTTTCTTAACGCCAGCGAATGCACTTTCCCATGAAATAGCAGCAGTTGTTACAGCAGTCACGCCTGCTACAATTGGTGCAGTTAAGCCAACAGTTAAAATTTGACCAGCTTTCGAAATAGTACTGCCAACCTGCGCAATTCTTTCACCGGATTTAACATAAGCGTCAGCATGCTTATTCATCCAACCAGTAACACCTTGAGTTTCAACTTGTAGCCTAGCCATTTGGCCACTCGTTCTACTTAGCTCTGCTTCATAGCCAGATAGGGAGGTTAAAGCTTGATTATATTTTTGAGCTGCTTTAGCTGTCGTTGATGTTGCATTTCCTTCTGCATCTAAAGTTTTTTCATAAGCAGTTTTTAAATATCCTAATTCATTTTTTTGTGCATTAATAACTTTGGTAAGCCCTTGATGTTTAGTTGATAATGCTTGCATTTTATTACCAGCATTATCCCAAATCTTAAAACCTGATGCCATTTCTTTAACAGCGGTCTTTGTAGCTCTTGTTGCACCAGTTAAACTACTGGAAAACGCTGTTGTTTCTAAACCAAGTTCAATTACCATTTGACCTAATGGTTTTCCATTTTGTACCAATTTTTAACCCCCCTTCCCAATTTCTTTAAACCAGTCTTCCATTGAAACAACTTTCTTTCTTTTGGGTTTTTCATTCGCGAAAACTATTTCATACAGAAGTTTAACGTCGGTGTTCAAAACATCACTGATAGTCCAATTAGGATGAATAGTTAAAATCGATCTGACAAAATTTATTTGAAGTTCGTGATGTTCATGTGGTGTTATTTTTTTTCTTTTGGGTCAACAATTACCTCTTCCTGAGGTTTTTCATATCCTAAAACACGATACAAAATAATATCCATAATCGTGTCTTTTTCTATTGCATCCATACCTTCAAGTAGAACTTCAACAGTTAAATCCTTGTCATCAAATAAATCTGCAACAAATTTTGCTCTATACTCAGCCAATGACCTTTCTGATGGTTGAATTATCTTGCCATCTTTTCCCTCTTTGAAAAGTTCTGCTTCCCCATCTGTATAATCTAAAGATTTTGAGTATGGTACATGACTTTGTGTAAATGTTTTCACTGTTCCATTTACAAGCAAATCTAAACGAATTTCTTTTTCTACTTTTGACATTAAATTTCCCTCCAAACAAATTAAAAAAGACTAGCAGTACGCTAGTCTCTCAATGCTATTTTTCTTCTTATCCATTACCTTCAGTTGTACCAGCTTCAGTTGTACCAGTTGCATCTGCCATCATTTTCGCAAGCATTCCATCTCCACGGGCAAAACCTACAACTTTGTTCTTATCATCAATTTTTTTCGAAATTGGTGCAAAAGAATATGAATCTGCATCAGGTTCCGTATTGTTTCCTTCTTTTGTCTTACCTGAAACAGCATTTAATCCAAATTTACCTGCAAACAATGCAAACCCTAAAACATCATTATTCATCGCATGCGATTCAAAAACTATTGAGCAAAACGGCGGGTTGGTATCTTCACCAGCATAGTAATAACCATCAGCTCCTTCTTTTTTTCCGCGACCTAAAATAATGTTTTCTGTATCGAAAGGTAAATCCAATGCTGTGAAAGTTGCTAAAACATCTCCCACACCTTGTTGTAAAATTTGATACGGAATATCTGATCCATAAATTTTTAATGCTTCGGGAGTCAAATTAGAAATTTCGAATGTTTTCGTAACACCTTTATCTGTTTCTCCTTTAATTACATATTGTTTCCCAGCAACTGGTTTCAATTCTTCATCAAATACGGTAATTGTAGCTTTTGTAAATCCTACTGCTGTCATTTTATTTCCTCCTAGTATGTGTGTATTGCCTTATTAAAATGTGGATATTTTCATTTTCTGAATGGGGTCTGTCTTCACCATACACCTGAACATATCCATATTTTTCAAGTCCTCTATCAATTTTGTCATTCATCTGTTCGATATCAGTAATTAACGGATTAATAAAAACCATCACTTGAAGGCGATAGTTTCTTGAATTATATTTGTCCGATCCAAAAGATGAATTTGATTCATTTACATTTTCGACTTTAAAAAATGGTAGTTTGCTGAAACTTAAAAAGTCTACTGGAATTTTATACGGAAAAAATAAATCTTCATTGATTTCAGGAAAGATTTTCGGTAAACATTCTGAGCAAACTTCTGCAACAGGAGTCATAATCCTAACCCCCTTTTTATTTGTTCCATATACTCATTCATAATTTCTTCTGATTCAGTTTCAACGGTTTTTTCTACAAAATGTTGACCTGATTGAAATTCAGTTCCCATATTAACAAAATGAGCTCTCCAATATGCGGTTTTCCCATAACCAACTAATACATCGCCGTTTTCTTCAACAGGTCCCACCGTCGTTGCTATTTCCAAACCATGACTATCTACTGGTGTATTATCTTCTAAACGTTTAGCCAATTTTTGACCAGCAGATTTTCCAGCATTTCTCCTAATTTTTCCATCTACATCTGCAATTGTTTTTACAACATTTTTTTCCAATTCTCCCCAATTAATGTTTACCGACATTAATGCACCGCCTTCAATACAATTAACATGAAATCATCATTTTCAACATCTGGATTAATTTCAATAATTTGATATTCATTTCCATCAATTTCAGCAATCCAATCTGGTGTAACTATTTCTTTTTGCCTTTGACGAATAATGATATTTAATGTATTTTTATAAACTGTACTTTCGCTTTTGATTTCATTAAGAAATTTTTGTTTATAAGCAAACCATGGTTTTATTACTTCTTCATAGTTAGGCTCTTTAATACCATTAACGCCTTTTTTATACCCATTTTGCTTCTTAAAAATCATTCTTTTGGTTAATTTTCCAGTTCTACTAAGCGCCATCTGAGACACCTTCTTCTTTGAAAAGCAGATACTTTCCTTTTAGTTGTAATATTATGCTTGTAAAACCTAAATCATATTCGCGTAACGTACCAGACATCGTATTGGATTCGATTGTTGCAGAACGAGCTTTGTAATAATGGTCAGCAAGCATAATAATTGCCAAGTTTAGCAATTCGGTATCCTTTTGCGTATAAAAAGAGGGTTTGTCGTTCCCGATAGCCCCCTTTACATAAGATACCGCTGCTAAACTTGCTCTTTTTGCCTCTACATCATCATCATCGTCTATTTTCAAAGCGGTTTTGATTTCCTCTAGGTCTTTATTTGGGTCTAAAATCATAGAGCTTCACGCTCCTATTCCCCATCGGACTGATTGGCAATCGTTGTAAATGTCGCCAGAATAATCGCTTCATCATCAATCAATTGTACGTCAAAACGATCAATTACACGTACTTTAGTCGTATCTGTTTCAAATGCTCCTCCACCAATGTTGGTTGTCAATAATGACATTTGTTCACGATCATACAAAGTTACAGCTTGCTTTAAATCGCCAATGTAAAGTGGGAATTTCGGTGTAGTTTGTGTGCCTTTGTTTGGCATAAAGCGATTCGCAATTTTTTTTATAGGTTTACCTAAGAATGTATAACCTGTGGCAGAAGTTACATCTTTTTGCAACAAGTAAGATCCGTCAGAAGCCTTGACTTTGTCTAAAACATTGTACCCATTTTGATTGGTGATAAACATTGCAGTTGAAGCGATTGCTGGATCTAATTGAACGTTGACAATATCTTTGACTCCGTCAACATCAGTAACATCTTTCTTTTGCCCTGCCTTGATACCATCAATCGTATCTATAATTTTAGTATTTCGAGTGACAACAACTTTCTTTGAAATCCATTGAGATAACCATGCCATAATATTTTCGGCGGTATCTTTTAGTAAAGTATTGGTAACGGTAGAAATGCCAGCATAACGTTTAATTAAGTATTTGATTAATGTCAATTTAGGGTCGTCATTATTAGCAATTTCCCCATCTTCACTATCCAATTCTGCCAGCGGTGTAATATCAGACCATTTTTCATAAACTCGTGATCCGTTAGATGTTGTAACATTTTCAACATTTACATATTCTTGCAGAGAATCAAACTGACGAACCAAAGTATTGATGGTTGTACGGACGTCTGAAGGAATAGTCAATCCAATTGCATTACCCGATTCGTCTGTATCGGAGTTAATCAACGCGATAACTTCGGGTGAACCTTTAACCATTCCTTTGAAATCAGTGATAAATTTTGCTTTCAAATTTGCTTGCTCTGGGTCCAACGGATCTTCTTTTGCTTGAATGACTTGTTCCGCTTCTAGAGCAATCACTTCTTCCTTTGCAATGTCTCGTTTTGCTCGAGCGGCACTCAATTGTGCTTTTAGCTCTTTCATCGCTTCTTCATTTACTGATTCATCTAATAAAGCCGCTTGTACTTTATCTACTAAATCAGTTACTTTTTCGCCTGCGGTAATCCAAGCGTTTTTTGCATTTTCCAATTTATTCATGTTTTATTCTCCTTTTAAAATTTTTAGTTTTTTTGCTAATAAAGTTGGTTCATTTTCACTTTTTGTGAATGTTTCGGGGACGTTTTTGTATTTCGCAAATAACTCTTTGCTTATACAAGCTGCGACACGATTCTCAGATAGTAGTTCATCTGCCAAACCATAATCAACTGCTTCTTTTGCTGATAGCCATGTTTCATTATCTAAAAGGGCAGTTAATTCTTCTTCTGATATTTTTTCGCCAGTTTTGTTCAGATAACTTTCTCGCATTGATACGCCTATCTTATCCAAATCTTCTGCTTGTTTTCGTAATTCGTTCGCATTTCCAATTGCATAGGTCCATGGATTGTGAACCATCATCATTGCGTTGTTAGGAATATAGATCTTATCACCCGCCATAGCAATCACACTTGCAATCGAAGCAGCAAGTCCATCAATGTATACATTAATTTTCGCCTTATGTTGCACAAGCATTTGATAAATAGTTATACCGTCAAAAACACTTCCGCCTGGGCTATTAATGTGTAAATTAATTTCTGATACATCTCCCAAAGCCTTCAAATCTTTCTGAAAAGTATTAGCTGACGTCTCACTTTCATCCCATTCCCAACCACTTGAAACAATTTCACCAAAAATAGAAATTTCCGCAGTATTATCTTTTAAAATCATGTTCCAAAATTTCTTCATTTTTTTACCACCCCCTTTCAAGGAAAAATAAAAAGCCTAACTATCTTTAGTTACGCTTGCTGTTGTTTTTCTTAATGTCGGATCCATAGATATTGGGTACAAATCTCCAGAAATGTGATGCTCATTCATTCCCTCTTCTTCACTTGGTGGCATATCTTCATATCTTAGTACGTCATTTGCTGTATATGCGCCACTTCTTCTCATTATCTGATAAAAATTACCGCGTGATTGCGTGTCAGCTCTTAATAAGCTTGAAATATTAAATTTATACCGGTATCCCTTTTCTTTTTCTCGAGGAGTTAGTGTTTTTTTATTCAATTCTTCTTCGTATTGATTAACTGTAGGAACCAAGCTATAAGTTAAAAATTCCATATTTAATTGTTCCTGAGAAGAATAACTTGATTGATTACCTCCAATAAAATGCTCAGGCACATTATAAACCATAGCAATTCTCGATCTAGAGATTTTATCCGTATCAAGTAATTTGCTATCCACTAAATCTCTTTGCAACCTATCAATCGTTACTCCATTTTCTTCAACTAACAATCCACCATTTTCTTTATAAAATTGTGCAATATTTTTAACAACTTCTTTTTTTGCAGCTTCTTCCATATTAGATTCAAAGCGAACTTTCAAACCTTCATTGCTTCCGTTTAATTGGTTTAGTGAAATTTGACGAACTTTCATATCATAATCTAATGTGTTAGTTAAAATTTTTATTGGATCAATTCCTTGAATATTTCCAAATCTAGTCTGTTTAAAATGAAGTATCTCCATGTAGTGCACATAAGCAATTTTTTGATACCGACGTGAGTCTGTTGCCGTGACCTGAAAATACAATTCTCCAGAGTCCAAATCAAAAACTGGTACACAACATCCAGGTTTAATCAGTGCCATATCTTCAATTTTTCCGTTTATATTTCTAAAAAGTTGAACATAAGCATTGCCCTGATAATTTCTTAAAGCTTCAATATCTCTAAAGAAATCAAAACGAGTAAAATATCTAGGACCATTTGATAATAAATTAAAAGACTCACAGTCTACTGGTTGTTCATATTCACTATCTATTAGTTTCATCGGAAGTGAAGCGAAAACATTTGACACTCGACTAATAACTGAATAGATTGATTCTGACAACTCCTCCTTACCCATTAAAGTTTCAACTACTTTAGGATCGTTTAAATATAATTCTTCCTTATTTGAAATATCTGTAGACATTCCAAATAAATTTTTAAATCGATTAAATAATCTCAATTCTTCACCTCCTCTCACATATTCATAAGATCGTTAACAGAATAATAAGTCACCTTAGTTTCTCCGCGCGGTTTAGCAAACATATCCACTACAGAGCAATGAGCATTCAAAGTAGCAGCAATTCCATCAATTTTCCTATTTTTTGATTGTTTCGTTGGCATCCAGTTTGAATTTCTATCTTTTTTTAACTTAACATTTGAAAGATACCAGCGATACATCTTTGAATTATTGAAAATAACTTTTCCGTCAAGCAATAATTCTTTGAAATGCTTCATCGGTCCCCCAAGAGTCATAAACCCTTGAATCGTTTCTTCCATAGAAAAACCATATGATTCTAATTGTTGGTTCAATACCAAGCTATTCCTACGGTCATATCTTATTTTTATTATTTTATAAATTTTACTTTGATCTTCAAGCCATTGTTCAATATATGAATAATTTACATAATCACCTGGAGTTATTTCTAATGAACCTTGTTTAATCCATGCATCTAATCGTTGCTTATTATTATCTTTGTCGTATCTAGCTTGAGAAATCCAACTTTTGCATATAATAACAACTTCACCAGATTCGATTAATGGAATTTCAATAACCGCAGCAGTAAAATCTTCTGTTTCTGACAAATCATATCCTGCTATAGCTTCTTTACCTTTCAACTTACTCAAATCGTAAACTTTTTTATTTTTTTCAATTGTAGGAATATCCACAAAAGACAACTCATCAATATCTGAAAATAAATTAAATTGTTTAGTAATCCAATCTGCAAATTCCTGTGGATTTTTTTTATCTTGTTTATAATCCGTAACTAAATTAACAACATCCATTAAGCAAAGATTCGGATTAGCTTTAATCCACATATTTGGATTATCTGCTTCTGAAACATCATCTAATTGCGCTAAAAAATAAAAGAATCGTTCGTCTAAATCATCTTCAAGATGCTCTAAACAATCGATTCCGTTTTCATAAAAATCCATCAATGGACCGTCTAATACTGTACCAGCTGTCGTAATATACATGATTAGTGGTTGCTTACGCATTCCACGAGATCGTTTCATAACATTTATTAATATGTAATCAATAAAATCATGAACCTCATCAAAACAACCAAAATGTAAATTTTCTCCATCTTTTTTCTTTTCTGCAGACATCGCAACCATGCTACATTTTTTCGCAGGAAATTTTATTTCTCTCGCCATTGCTTTAAATCTTTTTGTTAAATATGGGGAAGCTTCAATCATCGCTTTTGCTTCCTCAAATAAAATATTAGATTGTTTTTGTGAATTGGCTAGAATATATACATTAGCACCATTTTCTCCATCCTCACCCAACATATAGTTAGACAGCCCAGAAACCATGGTGGTTTTCCCATTTTTCCTGCCGACAAACTCCAAAGCCTCACGGTACTTTCTGATCCCCGTATCTCTATGAACCCATCCATAAGTACCGCCAATAACAAAATGTTGCCATGGTTGTGCTACTATCTGTCCAAAATCACCTTTAGATGGTTTACATTTTTTTTCTAAAAATCTAATAGGTCGATGAGCTTTTTCTTCATCAAAAATCCAAGGAAAATCATCTGTTCCTTGTCTTTTTAAATCTCTTATATGCCTTTTTGCAGCCTGAATGACTAGTTTACTAGCTGGCATTTGTGAATCCCAAGGAGTCCATGATTCTTGATTTTTTAAATTTCCAAAATCAATAACTCGCTCAGCGTACCAAGTCGTTAACAATTCTGGATAAGGTTGAACTAAATAACCACCCCAGCTTGACATACCATTTTTATAGTCTACCCACCAATTTTCTAATTCGGTGTATGTCATGTTCATTATTTTATTAGTATTCATCTTCTGGATCATCTTCTTCAGCCATCTTTATTGCTAATTTTGCTCTGGCAGATGGTGATAATCCTAAATCAGCGCCAAAGGCACGCATATTTCTTGAACAAGTGTCTAATTGTTTAATCAGTGGATTACCAATCTCATCACATAATTCCTTTGATTGTTCTTGAAGTCTCATATGTTCTGAATACCAATAACAATACATTGCTAATGGATATACATCACCATTGGTTATTAATTCTATTTGCATTAATTCAAATGCTAAAAATTTAAATGCCCTTTTTCCTTTAGAATCAAGCCACGTTGGAGGACGTATTTTATCAGTTTTCATATGCAGTCTTTCTTCAATTTCTGCACGCTTTTGTAACTCTTTTTTACTGTTTTTATTAGGATTTCCTTCTAAAAGTTGAAGTTTGGCACTTTTAGCTGGTCGTGGCATAAAATCAGCTCCTTTCGTATTTTTTTCCGATTTTGCAATAATATAGAAGTTTTTCTCATATTTTAAAAAAGTTGAAAAACGGTAATTTTGTGAAGGAATAACTGCACCGTTCTTTCGTCTCCCACTTTCGAGCTTTTTAAGGTAGGGGGGGTACCACTTTCCTCTTTTATTTCGATTGTTTCCCCCACCTTTATCTTTCATTATTTGAATAAAATTTAACTACTTTTACCTTATTTTTCTTTTTCTTTACTCCACCACTTCGTTCTGGATGCTCTTTGTTATGGCATGAATCACATATTACTTCGAGATTATCTATATCCCAGAACTTAGATAGATCATCCCTAGCTTCTATCTTGTGATGAATGATTCGCCCTTTAGTTATAATTCCTCTACGTTTACATTCTTGACATAATCCGAAGTCTCTACGAATAACAACAATTCTCAATTTTTTCCATCTTGTTGTTTTATATAACTTATCAATTTCATCACGTTCTCTTGCATATCTCATTTATTAGTATCCATCTTTAATTTATCAACATACAATCCAACTAGTGCACGCTGCACCTTCAGCAAACCTTCAACGCTTAGTGTATTCACATCTAATCTTAGATTCTCTTTTATGAATTTAGCATTATGCTTGGCTTTGAGTGTTCTATCAAAAATGTAATAACTTAGTGCAGCTGTCTCATCTACCTTCAAACCATATATACTTATGATTCCAAGAATGCTTTCAGCAATCTGATCAATATCTTTACTCTCACGTAGTTCAACTAACTTTTTAATTATTTCTTGCTCGCTTTGTTTGACCATTAAATAAACCTCGCCTTTCTATAATAAAAACACCACTCAACAATGAATGCGTTATAATAAAAATATAAATACTAAAAGGAGACGAACTATGAACAAAGTATCAATCGACCTTTATAAACTAATTAAACAATATGCATCCAGTGCTATTGACAACTTTGAAACTGAACGACATACATTATTATTTTCAGATCAAGATGACTTGGCTAGACAAGTTGCTAAACTTACTAATGCAATATCTGATGAATTGCATGAATCAATTAATCTCGAATTACAAATTCTAATATCAAAAGATATTGCTAGGAAATTAAATAAATAACTTCTTACCGCTGACGATAAGGAGTAGATCTATTTATATTAAAACACCCAAGACGTATCGCACGTCTTTCTAGGACACTAGTCTACAGGACTCGAACCTGTTCGCATATCAGCTTAACCATGGGTGCGTTTTAGTTAATTTAAACAACCTACACGCTCTACGTCTACTCGAGCTACCTTATCCCTCAGTTCCTCATCCTCGGTTGCATATTGCTTGGCTATACAAAATAACCACGATATCATTATTTCACATAATCACCTGAACAGTCTATGACATAAATATGACACAAATATGCTATCAATGTGCCAGCTATGTGCCTACCATGTGCCAGCTTTATGCCATTTCTATTTCACTTACTTATGGTAAGCTTTCTGATCCCTTGACTATACATTCTATTGATGTGCCTCAATGAGTAATTATATTCTTCGGCTATTTGTTCAAAGGATAAATTTTCTATAAAATACGCTTCTAGTATCTCACAATGTCGAACATCTTCAAGATTATCAATGACCGATAGGACTTTCATTCTGACATCATCGGACTGTTTAATTGCTTTATTAATTCTTATTTTTAATTCATCTTTCCTAGATATCAATTCATCCAAAGAGATTGGTGTTCCTCCACCCTTCGGCATATCTGAAATAGTTCCTGATCTTATAGAACCAATCTCTAATTCCAGTTCTAAATATTTTTCTTTTAACCTTTCAACTTTCTTCAAAGAGTATAAATACTTTTTCAAAAATATTTTATTCTTTTCAAAATTGTCCTCCCGATTCTCAATCATTTCCAATCCTCACCCGCCATCCTACATCGCATTATTTCTTTATTTAATTAACGTATTAAATGATTTATTTATCCACGGACTATTGATATAATCCCAAAAATATCCTCGTTGCTCTACTTCTAATGAATCATCGAATAGTCTAATTGGAATGCTCTTCTTATTTTGACGATTCATTTCATCTTTCCACTGAAGCCACAAATGAATAGGTACGGCAAAACATTTGTTTAATAATTCAAATCTAATTAGTAAGAAAGCAATTGAATTATTTTTCCCATTCTCAGTGAATATACTTAGAAATTCTTCTTGATGAGGTTTCACCATTTGCTTTCCAAAAACCTCTAATGGAAAACTGGTTTTATTTTTCGTATTCTTAGCATCAAATGCAACTGGTATTCCTTGAACATGTCCGATAAAATCACATCCAGTTTTATCAGTATTCATTGTTCTAATACCAGCTGCAGTTTTAACAGTTTTATTTCCGTTTGGTATTTTTGTAATTACACCTAGTCCCCGACGTTCATAATTTTGATTTGTTAATTCGATTTCTTTTTCAAATAAAGACCATTGCTTCATCGCACCGCCACCTTACTTTCAATACTCTTTATTTTAGTTTGATTAGCTGTGCCATTTTGAATTGCTTTATCCAAAAGTCTTTGCTTCTTACGCTTTACTTTTGATTTTCCTCTACCCATTCGCCCTCATACCTTTCCAATTTCGTTCTAGCTTCATAAAGTGAATTTGTCTTGTCAGCTACTTCAATATTTAATTGTTCCACTTTTTCATGTAACTCTTTTACCTCTTGACTAGATATTGTCCCGAACGCATATGCACCCGTTATTAATCCAAGCAAGCAGCCAAACCAAAACATTAAAAATGCATACTTATATTTTCTCTCCATCCTTACTCACCCACCGTTCTTGGTCTGCCGTAATCTAATACTTTCCATGTACCTAGTATTTTAGCTTGGCTCACTAACTTGAACCCTCTCTTGTTATTCCTTCTGAATGCTTCGAATTCTGCACGAACGAATGAACGGTATAAATCGTTGCCGTATTCCACATACACACCATCAACCATTCTGCCCAATATATAAATTTCTGGATAAGACTTCATTCACTCACCCTCAATCAACACAATTGATTTACAATAACTTGTACCCTTGTCAAACATATCAAGATTGACCCAGTCATTATTTTTTATGTCGTAAATCAATTCATTATTATTGCGTGTAATAAACCATCTTTGAGTTGCTATAAGCTCGTTATTTCGATTTATTATAAGTATTTTGTTACAAGCAAATCTCTTGATGTATTGCTCATTTACAAAATCAACAACTCTCGCAGGTTCATCTTCTGTGTAAATTTCATGTAGTTGGTTGCTTGTTTTTATCTCAGTAATTTTCATTCACTCACCTCTCCATTCGGATAATTTTCCTTTTCATACCTGTCTAATACTCTGCCAAAAAGTTGAAACAATTGAACATATTCAATATCATTCATGATAGGTATTATAGATTCAGCTGCTTCTAAACCTTTTCTAGTTTCAGATACTGTGATTTGATTGCTCATCTCGCACCTCACAATTCTTCCTGCTGAGCTATCAACTCATCTCTGTAATTCCTAATAACTTCAAGAATTTTACTGTTTAATTCTCCGTATACCTCAAATTCTTTAGCGGCAACGGGTCCGTAAGGAACAGCTTTTAACTTAAACCTAAATTTTTTCTTAAGTAAATGAACTTCGATGCCGCATCCTAAAGTCCTGACATTTTCTAAGAAACTATCAATTTTTTTGATTTCTTTTTCTAAAGCGTTAAACTTTTCAGCGGTTTCTTTTTTCATTTCGCACCACCATCTTCCCAAAATTTAAAATTAATAATTACTGCTAAACTCATTAAAACCATTGATTCGAATGATTGAAAATGACTAACTATAAGCAGTAATGAGTATGTACCCACGTAAGTTATTAACAGATATCCCCATGTTTTCAT